AGTCCATTACGCCCTTGCCGCAGAGCGCCAGTTCCAGTTCCTGGACCGCCACCAGCGCCTACTGTTACTGCGTATGTACCAGCGACAATAGCATTATTGCGACGTTGCAGTAAACCCCCAGCGCCGCCAGCGCCACTGGCATTGCCACCGGACACGCATCCACTTCCTCCGCCGCCACCAACAACCAATTCCCAGTCAAGTATTCCCCCAATGGTAACCATGAAGTTACCGCTAGTTGTAAAAGTATGCACCCTGTAGTTAATACCAGAAACGCCAATGTCTTCTGTTGTACCACCACTGGCAACAACGCCAGTAGCCGCAAGTCTATAACTATTCCCCCAATACTGCAGCATTACTCCGCCCTCCTAGTTGGCAGTGCAACTTTTAGATTTACACCCGCAATGGTGCCGCCAACCTGCCGAACAAAAAATGCAACGGACGATCCCACTGCAATCGTTGGCGAGGCTGCGAATGCCGTTGTAAATGCACCAGCCGAAGCCGTGGAATTGGTGAAGTTTGCTGAAATTGTTGGGTATGTTCCGCCGCTGGCGGGTAGATAGATTGAGGTGCCGCCAACCTGAATATCAAACTGCAATGCAGCACCGGTTGGAGCTGTTGCCACGGCCCAGATTGGCAGATTGCTTAAGGCAGTGGCGCGAGGCCAATATGGGATCGTTAGTTTAGCAACGCTTAATGATGCGGTGAGAGCCGTTGTCTCGTCGCTGAGTGGAATAACAATATCTGAAAGTGTGGCTAGGTTTGTGCTGTTGAACGCCAGGCCCAGCAGGGCAAACTCTTCTACTGCGCCCACGCCAGCACCAGAGCGGCCCAAAATGCGGCCACTGTTCATTGTGGCCCCAAGCTCTGTAAGGAGCTGCCCAACAAGTTCGACTGGTGTTAGGAATTTTCGCGTCATCAGCCAATCACCACAACGCGATAAGCGTTAGTGGCGATTGCCGAAGCAAATACCAGCGCCACGCCATTAACAGAAGTGCGCTGCACATCAACTTCAACGTCATCATACGCCCCACTATTTGGAAACACCCGAACAACCACATCACGAGTATTGAAGCCGTGGGTTATAGTGTAAGTCGTTGCGCTGCCATCGCCAATGCTAGCTGATGCTTTCCTGATTCGCCCTGACCAGTTGGCGATAACGTCTGGAGTCGCAACAACGCCAGGAGTGCCAGCATCCATCTCCGCCTGTGTGGCGAATCGGCTAATACCTGATTGAGTTGTGCTGGCGGCTGGCACTGAAGCGCCGAACGGAGTCCAGGCGATTGCCGTGGTCCCCAATATCCCGTTCAGTGCTGTCTGGCGGTAACTCGCATTGGTGCTAGTGCCCTCCTGGATTAGAGTGGTAGCCTGCTCAAGCTCATCGAAAGTGTTGGCATCCAACGAACGGGTCATGGCGACTGCTGCGCCATTCCAAACGTAGATGCCGTTCTCAGCACCGGCTGTCTGGGCTCGGACTAACACGCGATCCTGTGAGGCCATTGTGACCCCATCAATCGTTGCGCCAGGGCTGGCCAAATTTATGTTGGCTTGTGTTGCAACTCGGCAAGAGGTTTTCCAGGAAAGACCTTCCACCGCCGAATCGACGTAAGACTTTGGAACTGCGTCACCCGCCGCAGTTGGACTCGGAAGATTAGTTGGACGCGAATTTGATTGGAAGTCAAAATCGGTGAAAATTTTACGGGCCATGATGGTTCTCGCCAGAGAGCTAGGTTAATCGGGCAAGGCCCGCAGTGGCTGGGCTTAAGGTTATCACTGTTTGATTGACGCTAGGGTGCGATACTGCGCCGTCAATCTCCTGGCCGCCAGAATCGAGCAGTTCAACGCTAGGTCGAAATCCCAAATTGTGATTGATTGTCCACGTTTCTGCCGGCACGGATTGAGTGTGAATGTAGCCTGCCGACGTTGCTGCTAGGCTTGCTATTTGTTGTGCTGTTGCATCAACAGTTTGCCCATCTTGATCCATGGCAATTCTTTCATTGCCAGTTAGCGGCGCTGCTGCATTTGGACGACCGGAAATTGTCGTAGTCCGAAGAGAGGCCAGCAGTCCAGCAACGGCTAAATTTGCTATGTCTTGCGTTGTTGCGTCAACCGTTTGCGTGCCTTGATCCATCGGCACACGTTCGGTGCCTGTTAGTGGCGTTGCGGCATTTGGCCTTCCTGAAATAGTGCTGTTCGTCATTGCGCTCTCTCTTTGGAGTGCCCCTCAGGAGGAACATAGTCATTGCGTTCCCCTTGTTGATATGACAAGATTAACGCAAAAATTACCAGAAGAGTTGCAATAATCCATCTTGCCGTATCAACGGCACCGCTTGCTTGCGACTGCTTGGCAAGTACATTACTGTCAACAGTAGCCGTTCGTTCGGAAAGTTTTTGCATTCCGTCTGTCAAGCCAATTACTGATTTTTCCATTCTTGTGATATGCTCTTTAAGTTCAGCTCTGTCTTCCCTTCGCACTTCTTGATTGGCTTTGTGCTCGCTGGCCATTGCGCCAGCAAGCTGCTCGACAGTCACCTCTAGCCTGACCAGGCTGGTCTCTACTTTGCTGATTCGCTCCTGATGCTGTCCGAACACGATCAGTTGCTGGAGGCGTGCCTGCACAGCATAGGGCCGATCGCCGGCCATCGTCAAGGCTCAAGCACGCTGCAGGGCCAGTGCTCCATCACCGCTCCAGAATGCTTTAGCAATAATCGGTTGTTCGGGATCAGTGCAATCTAGGCTTACATCACCAATGACAATCGTGCCAGCTAATCGGACGATACCGGAAACAGTTGTCCTAAAGATATCGCAATCAGGAGGTAGCTTGTGAGATTGCAAGATAAGCCGAAGTTCAGCCTTCAAGTCATCGTCTGTTTTGCTGTACGCAAAATCAAGCATTTGCCATGCGCTTTGCGCAGTGGCTGTATCATCGGAGAATTGTAGCCTAAAGCTAAAATCGCCAGTCCAATCAGCTAGGCCGCCGGTACGCCTTTCGGCTTCGTCCGCTTGCGTTGTGCGAGAAAGCATATCACGCTTCAGGCTTGCGTTCCAAGAGAATATATTGGCGACATATTTTATACCGTCGCCAAGGTTAATCTGCGCTGCTCCACTAGAGCCGACAATGACGGACATAATTAGATAACCCTTGCCACAAATGAAGACGATGCGCCATCGTTTATGTTGGCATTGTTTGCAAAGTTAAGAACTTCCCATTCGTTTATAGTGCTTTGTACGATGATTCTACTGCCAAGCGCAAGATCATTGGCTTCGTATCGCATACAGATTCCAAAGTCGCCCGCTAAGCGTGTCGGCGTGTAGTAGCTCCAAGGAAGATCACTGCATATCGGAACATAGTCAGTTGTGTACGCTGGGTTAGCTGAGTTTTGTCCGACTGGCAGCGGAAACGCTGAGGCGATTGGATCTTGTCGCGATACTTGGCCGAGTATGTTTTGGTCAATGGCCGCGTTTTGCGAGCCAAGTCCATAATAGGAGTAGACATTAAACTGAAGATTGTGGTATATTGAATTTCCCTGCCCGCTTACGTTTCCGCGCAGCACTGAACCAATGCTAAGGCAGCGCCGCAAGTTCTCTTCAATGCGAAAGCTAATGATTCCAACCCTGCCCGTCACAAGAGCACTGATGCGACTAAGGCCGCTAATGCAACCCTTGCTTAGGTCAAGCCACGGATGAAGGGCTGTATCTTTATGTAGAAAGGAAAAAGGTTGCGATCTCGCCAAGGTCGAAGGCTGCCTAAGTACAAACCAGCTTTGCTTTGAATCGCTTCCCGAAGTAAAGCGATCAATGAAAAGATTAGAAGTCGTAGAGTAAGTGAATAAGTCTGTCACACTAAAGTTATTGCCTGCTACGACCATATCTGCCGGTAAAGTGTGCCAGTCAAGGTACTGACTGCCAGTTGGAATGTTTATTGGCGCCGTCCCGCTAACCTTCCATCCATTTGTGGCAAGTGCGACACCAATAAGCGTATCAGTGATTACAAAATAATAAAAACTGGTGCCATACGCTTTCGTCGAATCGTGCTCAATTCGCAGCACCTGACAAAGCCTTTGCGACTGGCCGGCTGGGGTTACGCTAAAGCTGTCGAACCATTCCGTCATCAGGCCAGCGTCAATTAACGCAGACCGTAACGCGGCGGCAACCTGAACTCGCGTATGGTTCGCGTTTATTGTGTATGTTTGCTTTGTGACAGGCATGGCTGTACGTTTAGCGCGGGTCTTGTCTGATTATAGCCTGCGCCGACCCTAGGGGAGCACTGCGGCTACGGCCAGCCCCGCCCCTAGGGTCAAGTTCAGTACGGTGTCAGCATTATACGAATTAACCGACGTAACGATTGCAGTAGGCAACCCGGCTATTGATAGGTTGCAAGATAAAGCAAGATCCACCACAGGGCCGCCACTGTAGAAGTTAACCGGCGCAATAATTGCAGTAGGCAGCCCAGCTATTGACAGAACATTGGATGTGCCCAGGAATACTGGGTTTGGGCCAAGGTCGAGCAGCGGACTGCGCGGCCCGTAGTTTGATTTAAAAGTTAGCTCGTAAATCAGCTCAATAGCAACATTGAAGCGCCCATTTTTGACCGATACCTTTACCGGCTCTCTTTCGATTGTCCAAGTCGTTTTTGTTAGTCTTTTTCTGAAGTCTGCATCATTTACGCCGCCAGCCAGTTCCGCTGGCAATTCCGCAAGCGGCCACATTCCACAGCCGCTGGCATGCCATGGCAGCAGAAGCGCAAGCGCTTCGGCGTTGGTCATGTTCTTAAAAGATAGCTTCCACCTAGAATCGGTTGGCAGTGATCCGAGAATGTCGGGATACGACGCAGACCGGAAGCTGGCAAGAATAGCAGGATAGCCAGGCAGAATTAACTCCCAGCTATTGGGAGTGTACGCGGGCAGCGTAAACGCAATTCGAGCTGTCATGTTGCGTAGGTAGCTGCCGCCCGGATTTTAATTGGTATCCTGACGCTGCAGCGTCCTGCTTTGACGGCTTCGACTTGCGGCGGTCCCGCAAAGTGCCAACTCGCGCTGGGGAACGGCAGTGTCAGTAAACTCTTCAGCCCTCCACTGGTGCCGGCCAAAATCTCCTGGGTTATTTCAAGCGATGACGCCTGGGATAGGGAGCCGTAGATTCCATAATTATTATCCCATACAATACAGAGCTGTTCAGCTTGCGTGTAGGTGATATTCTCCCATACAAGTTCCATTTTGTCGCCTGACGGTTTATTGCATAGCCCCCAACGAACCGTGCGTCCATTGCGCATTTTCATGCGCCTTTGCGGCCACTGCCCCATCGTAAACGTTCTCGCTGTTGGCACGATTCCCGGCAGTGCGTTAATGATGTTCACAGCTCAATCACCCAATTTGCGTCGGTCTGATACGCCGTCCAGTTTACGCCAAGCAAGCTAAAGCCATTTGCGTTGGTGGGATGGTAGAACGCATCAATAGTAATAACTCCTTCGCTGTCAATGTTTACTTTTTTTATTTCGTAAACACGCGGCCTTGTAGCGCTATTCCTTATTGCAAAAAAGCGCTCAGTCGGAGACGCGAGCCCGCCAAGCACGATAATTTGCTGCTCTTGAGGATCGTTTTGTGTGTCCCACGTAATTGCGTCATAATATCCATCCCCTGCCGGCAAAGAAAAAGGGCGGGTCGATACGATTGTTCCGTCTCTTTTTATGAAACCCTGGAAAGAGGTGCTGTACTCAATAGCGTCAAAGTCCATAATAAAAAAACTGCCAGAGCGAAGCTGTGCCGCTAGTACGTCTGGTGTTGTTTTGAAGCTAATCTGGTGATCGTGGACTGTAATAAATCGAATGTAGTAACACGCTGCGTCAATAGCTTGTTTGTAGTTCGTACACCACTTTGAAAGGTCAAGCGTTTTGACTGGCGCATTAACGCTAGTGCTCGCCATTCGTACCATTGCCACACGCTCACGGGCGAACAGTGGAGCTTCTGCGCCGGTTGACTCTTCTCGCCACTTGACTTGCACGATAAACGGCTGCCTCGTCATGTAATCAATACTGTTAAGTCTAAAGGAGCCCTCTTCAATGTTGCCGTTGTTAAATTGAGCTTTAATGTCGAGTGGCGCATCGAACTCGATTGCTTTTTTGAGATAATAAACGCCGCCTAGCCGCACCACTTTAAGCAAGTGCGCTAAAGCTGTTTCCGATGCCCAGTCAAGAATGTTTAGCGGTTCATCTTCTACTGCATCGTAAAAGTATTCTCTGTCTTGGCACCATTGCGCCGCTTCCTGAAAGCTGGCCCTGTCAATTTGCGCCAGTTGCGTGCGAGGGAAGGTGCCAAGATCAGCGCTTGTCATCATTTCGCGCAACCAGTCTGGAAAAAGATGACTTGCTCCCTTGCTGTCACTGTTTAGCAATCTTGGCATTTCGTAGCCGTTATTGCAAAAGCCGCTGAAAGATGCAAGGCTGCTGATTTCCAGCGAAGCCATTATATTTAGTCCTACCGGGCAAAGCGATTCGTAGGAGGGAATAGCATCAAGGTCATCGTAGTAATTGACTTGGGCAATTTCGTGTTCTGGCGCATTGCCGACTGATGATTGCACATTGTCATACGGAAACGCTTCTGCGAATCTTGCGTAGCCATCAAACATCGAATCGTAATCCCAGTCAGACCAGCCATAGCCGATGTTTTGCGATGGCTCAAGTTGCGCTATCCTGCGATGACTTTCTTCTGTCGGGTTGATAACGTATCCAGTCGTGGTAACAGTAAGCACACCCGCCGTCGTGCTTACTTCGCCGCCGCTATTCGTGTCAAGCACTACAATCCTGCTAAGGCTATCTTTGCGAATCTCCCAGCTCGACACAGGTATCAACCTGCGCTCCCATCTTTTGTAGGAGGAAAAATTCGTGCGCAGATAGTTGTAAACCTCTTCCCCTGTCACGCCGGCAACGGCAAACACTTCAGGAAACTGCGTCCAACTGGTTCCGCGATTGTCGCTGTATTCCAACACGAATGCGCTATACCTGAGAGTCTTGAGCGTAACTTCACTGCCGCTGCTGGTGTAGATTGAAACGGACA